GCACTAGCTACTCAGTATTGGGAATCAACAAACTCACTCTCCAGCTCATTGAAACAACATATTTGAGGCGTCAAGCGCTTTGAAACTAAAGCAGAATTGACGCGATGCATCATGTCCTCATGAAATTTTTGTCCATAATGAACAGCAAACCGTTGTGCATTTTCTATTTGCACATACAGCTGCGTAGTATCTTCGACACTATTTGAATGGCGAATCCAATTAAACAATTCAAAAATTGTATCTTCAGCCATTGTTGCTCGATTCCACAAACCATCAAATCGATTTCCACACTTGAGAAACGACAATTCTGTTAATGGACGTAGAGGCGCAACATTCTCCACGCTCTCTTTTAGTGCAGTTGTATATATTATATCATGTGAAAGAAAAAACTCCTGCACTGTACCAAAGTTGAATATCTCTGCAACTAAGTGCGATGGAACAACTCTATTATCGTCGCCATAGATATCATCCTTTACAACATCTTTATATTCAAAATCTTTGCATAGAAAATAAAAACAAATCCTCAGATATAACGCATTCACCAAGGTATTCAACAACGTTGTTATCGGATTTCCAGATGGATTTCCTTTATGTTTGCGATAGATCAAATTCAAACAAATATGATATGAATGAACAATCATTTCAAAAATCAATCTACGAATCTGTTTCTGCACGTTTGTCGGAAACACAAACCTTTCACCACACCATGTGATCGTCAGCACCTGCGCATGAAGAGCATACCACTCATCTATGATCTCTGAAGCTGTTTCTATGATCTGGGGCAACAATCCTCCATCAAAATTAGAGTAGTCACCATCAAACCCGAAATGTCCAACACTCTTAAGACGCACAATACGCTCATGCCATTCTTTTGACAATACATCCATCCCACATGCACTAAAACATTGTGACCGATTTGCATGCAATGTTGCTATAAGATGTAGAAAGAAGGGGCGCATAGCTATGGAAAAATTAACAGGTGCTATAGCAAATGCACGCGTTTTACCATTTTTGACTCTATCAAGAGATCGCCTCTCACTCTTCAAACAGTCACCCCATACAATCGGCACACTCTCATTGGCAATCCAAGAGCGCCACAATTTTGCAACATCCTCTTTCAATCGATCAGACACAAGTGCAACACCATCAAAAGAACGGGAAACTAACCATGATTTACCACTCCTTCCCTTAGCTTCAGTAACATAGGGCCAACCGGCACTCGATTGCAAATTCATAGGTTCAACGTTAATGCCATCTCCATTAATAATAGTCTGTTCAGTCATGTCAGTTGGAAACACATTCTTAAAATTAATTTCTCGTAATACTGACATTTTGGCTTTTTCAACACAGCGTAGTGGCAACGTAGTAATTGGTCCACCATACTTAGAAATTGCTCTTACCAAAGGCGATCCTGTAACTTCAAGACGAGGATCCGCTGGTGTCAAAACGGATGGCTCTGACACATGGCGTCGCACTATGTCAAAAATCTTGGATGGTAGAATGTCAGTCTTCGTAGGAATTTTGACAGACAACTGAGGTTTTACTACTCCTATCATTGAAAAATTTCCTTCAGGATACACACACGGCAAACACTCATCGTCTACAAATATTTCCTCATGCGCCTTGACTTCGGGCTGATGAGAAAAATGTTCCAATCCTTTCTCTAACAATTCTCGTGATACATACTCCGAAATCCCTTTTGCTTCACGGTCATAACCTGCGACATGCAAACCTATGATTTTGCCTTTCAACTTTGTATTATAAGCAATTAGCAGTGCTCCACAATCTCCTGGTTGTGTAGATCCATGGAATAACCATCCTCTACGAATTCTCCTATATTCTCGATTGTTCTTCCCAATCAGGTAGTAATCAGCAATGTCACTTTCATCAATAGGACTGATACTCCCATGATATACATCAGACCCATCAGGGCCCTTTGTGAACAACGCTCCAGGAAATTCATTCAAAAATTTCATCTCTTCATCAGACGCAAAATTCTTGACTATATCTCTATGAAATGGCATACTTAAATCCCACTCATACATGCATACATCAGCATTATTTGGAAAATTCAAAAGTCGCTTGTGATGAAAGCGCATAGCAAATCGCACATATCCATTCTCAACAACAATCTCATCATCATCCGCACATTTCAAAAAGAAATGCCTCGGAGCTACCAAAATTCGTCCGCGTATAACGACTGCATGCATAGATTTTGTTCCGAGATGGATTCGAAATAAATTCTGAGGCAACTTATGCTTCATCAAGTCCAATGCAGCATTATCAACATCCTGCTGGTAAGCAAACTCTCTGTTTGGGATTGAAAATGTAGGTTGTTTTCCACGCTGTCCCGTACGATAATCGCCAGACGCCTGCATGTGCTCACTAGCACGCAATCCAAGCCAGCCCTGAAAACTATAAACAACTAAGAACATTAAAGCTCCGATAAAAGAACTTGCTAAAAACCAAGCCAAATTTGCATTAAGCTTCCATCTCTTGTTCCATTCTGATATTTTGCTCTTCATTGACTCATACCACTCTGTCGCCTTCTTACGTACAATGGGAAACTTCACCTGCAATTTGGCTCGGGCCACTTCCTCATGAACTTCTTTGCGACGTTCTTCAGACGTATGGAACAATGCTTCCACTTCATCATCCAACAAGTTGGCTAGCTCTTCATCATATGCAGCTCTTCGCACTATATAAGGTATATCAGCATTATTCTCAATACACAATTCTTTCTGTGTGTTACAGTGTTTGCGAAAATCTAGTTTTATCCTACGTTGAAATTCAACCCACGACACTGGTGACCCTAAAGACAAACCGGGTGTTTCAACATCATACTCTACAAACTCCACATGATCCATTGCAGACCGTGTTGCACTTGGAATCTTCTTTACAGCACTAAATGGTACATTTGGATTATGCCGAGAAATATTGGGCAAAAACTCAGATTTCAATTGCATTGTCCATAAAGTGTCCCTTCTCCGATAAACTGCATTTGGCGTATATGCTAGCTGTTCTACTGCAGGAAACATAGTGTTGGATGTTATTAATACCAACAAGGAACGGAAAGGCATTCCTTTCTCAGATACATCAGCCTTTGGCACAATGTAAGGTGCATTATTCTTCATAGCAATTAGATTCTTTATATCTGCGCGTAACTCCTCTCCAGATAGTGCCGCAAAATCATCACACAGAAAAGCTAACTGTCCATAATACCCATCTAAAAATTTTAGTCCAGCATTGTGTGAATACAACAAATGATCTAAATCATATGCAATGTCAGTAAACACATGCTTTGCAAGCTTAGCCATACACGATGACTTGCCAAGACCTGCAATGCCATTTACGTACACAACATACGGTTCAGGACGAAAATCCACAGCCTTGCGCGCAGTATCAGCAAGACGAGCCAGAGTACAGGCATTCTTATATCCCACAAGCACTAATCCCTTAATCATGTGGTCATTACAAGCATTTGCAATCTGTAAATATTGGTATCCCTTATCTCTCAACTGCGCACACTCATCTTGAATTTTAGTGTCATAATAAATAAGTGCCCTATTCTCTTCCGTATCGAGCACTTCTATTCGCTCAAGCCATGAAATAACATCTTTCCCAGTGTCGGAAACAAAAGATTCCAATGCCCTCTCCTCATCGGTTCCAGCAAAATATTGATAAATAGTCTTGATGTTATCAAATATCCACAACAATATCGAATGCCATGCAACCACTCCAAGTTTCAAATGATGGCCTAACTTTAAGAAAGAAACACAACTAGAAACTGCTCGATTGTCTGCTTTATAACCAAAAGCATTGGCCAGCAACCAAACCATTATAGAAGAATCTGGTTCACCACCTTCTTCATGAGCATTTGTATTGAATTCATTTAAATGCCCACTGGTCCAAGTGGTAATTTGTTCACGTAACTTAATATAGAATGCATTCACTTCACCTAGTTTATCACACACAATATAAGAAACTGCAATTCCTAAAAATTTATAATACCACTTCATATCCATGTTCTTCAAAATAGAAGAAGCAACATGGAAAAGAAGTGATGCGACAACAAAACGAATAATGGGCGTATATTTCTCTGCCCAATCGTAAACAGTTTCCGCCAGATTTTTAAAAGCAGACTTCAAATCAGAAATGCAGCTTACTATAAAAGTTTTTATTCGATCCAACCAATCTTCAGGCAAAAGCTGTAACTTCAAATCAAATATCTGCTCAGATGCTGACACATTCCGCAATTCACGTTCCAACCACGACGCATATCCTTTCCCTTGCACAAATGCATTAGCTGTGCAACTTGAGGGGTTTATTTTCAAAAGTGTCTTAGGAAACAAGCACGACACAACATCGGGAAATTTTTTCGAAGCAAGTTCGTACAACAATCTTCCATCTTCTTGACGATGAATTTTTAAAAGCCGCTGACGATATTGTGTCCACAACAATTTACGTCTTGCATTTGGAACAAAATGTCCATATCCAATGCGCTGTTTGTAAAAATGCGAAAATCCAAGACGACGCATTGCAGCGGCATCACATGATGACAACATACCAACAACACCCTCAGGAAAATTATGGACTTTAATATGATTGCGCAAATGAGAAAACTTTTCTTGAACGGAACAAAAATTTGTAGCACAATGCACACAGGCCAAGCCACTGCTACTCAACATGACATGTAAATAACGATGTTCTGCATCATCTCGGAAATTATTGGCATTACACATGCACACACTACACCAATAATCACCTTTTCCACAATCGTGAAATCGAGCTTGTCTCCACTTAGCAGGCCCAAGATTAAACATAGCATGGTGCTTAAAATGATATGCCCAGTCAACTGAGCTATAACATCCGCACACAAGACATTCTTGACCATCAATTGGTCGGACGAAAGAGTCATAAGGTGTGTACTCACATCGCATATACACATCCAACAAATTTTCAACAAAATACCCATATGAATCTAAGTATTTCAAATCATGCGCAATATGGGTATGAGTTTTTAATGCAACGGTTTGTGCCAAAGAACGCAAAGAACATGGTTGATATTCTTGAATTGTAGCCATATTTGAAATTTTAAAATTAAGGTGGCTAGGTAAAGTACAAATTCATTTCTCCCACACTACTTAACACATCTCATACTAATATCAACTTGATACCCGTTCCAAATTCTGCCCCCAGTGTCACCACTGATACACTCATATTATTTTCGAAAGAGCTTTCAGGGACAAACAGTACTAAGCAAGAAAATACTTTCTAACATGATCAAAATAAGCAGGATACTTTAAAAATGCACAATAACCACAATTAAGGAAGATAAAACCACTCGCCAAGTGGGTCACCTACAATCGACCTACACCGCTCCCTTTCTCAGGAGTATTATCGGAAACATTTTTGAGATTGTCATTCTCACTCATTTCCTCGGTTGTCGAATTGTCATTATCACCGTTAGGCTGACTACACCCTTCGATAGCGCATACACGCCTCTTGCTTGGTGCAAGGGAACCATGAAATGAAGATACATTATAAAACTTCGGTGGAGTTATTGGAAACATTAATGAAAAGTCTGGCCCTGCAGCTTGCAGAGCTTGAAATTTAAACGCTGCAACTGGACCTGTACACATTACTTCAACATCTATATAGCCATTTATAAAATATGAAAGAGCATTATTGTTTGTATTCACTGTATTTGTAAAATATGGAAAAGATTGTAACTCAGTTTGATTCCAATCTGTAAAAGCAACATAATTATGTTGAGACCAAGGAACATTAATCTCAATACATGGATTAATTGCAGTGTTCGTAATCATTTGAGGATAACCAGCAACACGCCCAGAATTAGCAGTATAATCTGACTGTGATTGATTAATAAATTGCCAATTAGAATATTTATCGTGCACATGCGTAACACGCATTTCGAACGGGATCTGCGATGTAAGAATTAATTTATAATTTAATGAACCAGTCCACAACCCATACGAAGATGACATCGTAGCTAGAGAAACTTGATATGCAGGAGTAGTATTTGGCTGACCAAAATTAGAACAAATAGGAGTAATTGGGATTCGATAAAGAACTGAATTGGTACTCGGTGTTCCTACATAATTGTCTATGATGCTGTTGTATCTACGCAAAACTTTAACTACATCGTCAGTCTCATTTCCCATTAACGCACCCATCACATTATTTTGAAGTGACTCATTACCCAATACAACAATGCGCTGCCCTTCTGCATGCATGTTCACATTAGATCCGTCTTCCCGTCCTTGCTCAGAAGCCACCACACTAGGAGTTACATAGGTTGTGTTCAACATTCCAAGATCTGTAAAACGAATTTTACGAAAATCAATATCGTTCGCTGCAGACATATAAACATTAACATCAAAATCACCAACTACATCAGGAGGTGAATTAATCGGATTCATAACCCAAACAGAAAGAATACCGCTATAACAATTTTGATAACCAGATGGAAAAGACAATGAATTAAACTGGAAAGAGGTTGGGCAGTGCAAAAACGGTAAAGCAACGCTATAGGGACATTTCACATCAACATCATGACGCTCTCGAATATCCCATACAACGTGCGGCGATAAGACGGCTTCTTCTAAGCTATTTGGAAGCGTAGCATTATGTCCAGGCGAGAAAGCTACCACAATTTTCATGACATGAAATTGAGTACAAACCGCTTCGAGCCCAACAAGAATTGAACCTCGCCAAACGGAAAAATACTGGGACAGATGGCCAAGCCATGTCAAGGAAGTATTGCCTGTAGAAAGTGAATTTTGTGCGGCAGTAGGTGTGATATAACTATAAAATAAACGTGTACCAGCGGTTTGACCCCCATTACAATTAAATCGCCCAACAAATCCAGGTCTCATGCACAATGATTTAATTGAAGTTTCATTGACTTCAGACCCAAACAAATGAGGAGGAGCCAAATGTTGATATTTAGCAGTAATATTTAACGGAATAACATTTTGTTCACCTACACCAAGACTAGGATCGCTCATGATGTCGCGCACCATTCTGGTGCTCGTATCATAAACGTTTTGTTCATCAAAATTTCCATTAGTAATATTCTTGTATGCAGAAATGGCACTTTCCACCACATTAACAGACTCAGAAAAAGCCTGCGGTGCGTTGCCCAACTCCAATGACATAAGAGCAGTCGTCGCTGAAGCAGTTGCATCAACAATATCATCCACAGCACCTTGTTCATGTGCATGTGGAACAATAGTTGAGGCCACAGGTATAAAACCCTCAGCCTGTTGAAACGACACATATATCGACCCGTTCACAGACGACGATGCTCCCGTTGCCATTCGTAATTGATTGAAACACCATACTTGAAATGTGCCTAATTGGAAGGGATATGTAGTACCTATTGTTTTGAATCTAGAATAATATTGTTCTACTTGTGAATATGGAATAACCAATTCGATTGGTTCTGAAATATCTGGTTTTAAAACCATATTTGGGACTTGCGAAAGTAAAGTGTAATCTACATTATTTTGAGAATTTTGCACCAAAGGATGAAAACACCCACGGGCAAGACCTTGGTGAAAGCGAGTGCCTGAAATCATCACTCGAATAACTATGTTAAAACGAAAATACATAAGCATTGACATTAATGTGCTTTGAAACGTATTCGCAGCGAGAGAATTTGGAATTTGATATTGCGATGAGATAACACTCAGGGGAGGGGTAGCTTGTTGCCAAACAAAAGTATCTAGCAAAAACCATCTATGCATGAGTTGTGCAACATCCCATGATTGTTCAGAAACTGTGGCCATTTGGGCTAATGTGACATCAAGGGAAGGCTCTTTACGAGCATTTACTTCAGATTGACTCCTATTTTCTTGAAAAGTAATATTATTAAAATTTTTATATGTTTGTTCCATTTTAACACCTAGAAGATGAAAACACAATTATGATCTAAAAACATCACAATTAATTTTTATTAAATTATTTTGAAATAAGATGACTCCATA